TGGACACCAACCAGGCCACACCCCGTGAGCTGGCCGACGAGCTGGTGGTCGTGCTGCGCTCGCTGCACTCTGTGCTGCGCTGACCCCCCCGGGGTGGGACACCCAACCATGGCTTCTCTCCCGCAGCGCTTGGCGTTCGCGGATAAAAACCGGCTGATTACGAGGTTTTCACCCGGTGGAAGGCTGCCTTTCGCAGGTTTCAGGTGGGTCCGGGGCTTCGAATCCATGGCATCCTGTGTCCGAGGACGGGAACCACCCGGATCGGTCGTGGTGAATGGGCAAGCGGGGCCGCAAGCCCGCGCCGACTGCGCTACGGCTGGTGCGCGGCTACGAGGCCCGCCGCATCAACCAGGCCGAGCCGATCCCGGCCGACCTGCCGGTGGACAAGCCTGAGTGGCTGTCCGAGCTGGCCGCCGAGGAATGGGACCGGGTGGCCCCGCACCTGGCCGCGATGGCAGTGCTGACCGCCGTGGACACGATGACGCTGGCGGCCTACTGCGAGACCTACGCGAAGTGGATGCGGCTGCGGGAGATGCGGGGCCGCACCAATCCGATCTTCCAGGGCAAGGAGCCGGGCACCTGGCACCGCAACCCGGTCTACTCCCAGGAACGTGATGCGCTGGCGCAGTTCATCCAGCTCGCCCGGGAGTTCGGCTTCACCCCCTCGGCCCGGTCCGGCATCCGTGTGGAGCACGTGGTGACGCTGCCCGCCGACCGAATCCTCAACGGCAGTGGCTGATCCGGTCTGCGGCTACGAGTTCGAGGGCCGATGCCGCCAGCGTGGCCCGCATCGCTGTGCACCACGTGTCCGGCACGTGCTGGCGTTCTTCGGCGAGCTGCTGTGCCACACCAAAGGCCAGTGGGCCGGTCGGCCGTTCCGTCCGGCCGCCTGGCAGCGGGACCGCATCCTGACGCCGCTGTTCGGCGAGGTGGTCTACAACGCCAAGCTGGACCGCTACGTGCGCCGCTACCGCACCCTCTACCTGTGCATCGCCCGCAAGAACGGCAAGACCGAGCTGCTGGCCGGGATGGTGCTCTACCTGCTGGTGGCCGACGCCGAGCCGGGGGCCGAGGTTTACGGGCTGGCGCTGGACCGTGACCAGGCCGGGCTGGTCTACCACGTGGCCCGGCACATGGTCCGGCTCAACCCGTCGCTGCGAGACCGGCTGAGCGTGATCCCGTCCACGCGCCGCATCATCGACGAGCGCACCGGCAGCTTCTACGCGGTGGTGGCCGGGGATGCTGCCGGGTCGCTCGGCTCCAACCCGTCCGGGGCCTACATTGACGAGCTGCTGACCCAGCCGGACCGGGAGCTGTATGACGCGGTGCGCACCGGCCTGGGTGCCCGGGCCCAGCCGCTGCTGATGCTGGCGACCACGGCCGAGAACGACCCGTCCGGCTTCGCTGCCTCGGAGCGGGAGTGGTCGCTGCGGGTCGCCGAGGACCCGGCCCTGGACCCGGAACGGCTCGTGGTGATCTACACGACCGACCCGGACGCCGACTGGCGCAAGCCGACCACGTGGCGACAGGCCAACCCGGCGATGGGTGACTTCCTGGAGCAGCGGGTGCTGGCCGCCGAGTGCCAGGTGGCGATCAACAACCCTGATGCCGAACGGGCCTTCCGGCAGTACCGGCTCAACCAGCCGGTCGGCCAGATCGGCCGGGCGGTGCTCGGCGAGGTGTGGGATGCCTCGGCCGGGCCGCTGTCGCTGCCCGAGCTGCGACACGAGCTGCGCGGCCGGGTCTGCTACGCCGGGCTGGACCTGGCCTCCACCTCCGACCTGGCCGCCTACGCGCTGGACTTCCCGGACGCCGACGGCGGCCATGACGTGCTGTGGCACCACTTCATCCCGGCGGCAGCGTTGCGGGACCTGAACCGCCGCACCGGCGGCCGGGCCGACCACTGGGTGGCGACCGGTGCGCTGACCGTCACCGAGGGCAACGTCATCGACTACACCGCGATCACGGTGGCGCTGGAGGCCGACAAGCTGGTCTACGACATCCGCGAGGTGGCCTTCGACCGGTGGGGTGCCACCCAGCTCGCCACCCAGCTCACCGACGACGGCTGGCCGCTGGTCGCCTTCGGGCAGGGCTTCGGCTCCATGTCCGGGCCGACCCGGGAAATGCTGCGCTGCATCGGGGCCACCATCTACCGGCACGCCGGTGACCCGGTGGCCCGTTGGGAGGCCAGCAACGTGGTGACCCGCTCCGACCCGGCAGGCAACGTCAAGTTCGACAAGTCCCGCAGCGCCGACAAGATCGACGGCATGGTGGCCGCCGTGATGGCGCTGGACCGGGCCTGCCGCCATACCGAGGCCCCCGAGTACGCGGTGGCCGGATTCAGTTGATGGGGGGACCCTGATGCCGACCTACACCTACGGCGGGCTGACCAGCGCACAGTGGCGTGAGGCGTGCCGGTTGAAGCTGGAGGCCCAGCAGGCCTGGGTGGGGATCAACACCGCCTACTACAACGGCGAGTTCCCGCTGACCCAACTGCCCGGCAGCAACCGTGACATCTTCCGCCGCCTGTTGCGCGAGGCCCGCACCAACTGGTGCGAGCTGGTGGTCAACGCGGTGGCCGAACGGCTCTACGTGATCTGGTTCAACTTCGCCAACAGCCAGAGCGAAGACCTGGCCTGGCTGGTCTGGCAGGACAACCACATGGACGCCGACTCGGAGATGGCGCAGACCGACGCGCTGGTGTGCGGGCACACCTACGTCGGGGTGTGGCCGGACGAGAGCAAGTCCAGCGGGGTGCGCATCGACATCGAGCACCCGGCCCAGACCACCGCCATGTACGCCCCCGGCACCCGCCGCGATCCGGTGGCGGTGTTCAAGTCGTTCATCGACGCCAGCCAGGTGGTCACTGACGTGCTGATCACCGCCGACCGGGTACAGACCTGGCGCGGTGACCAGCCGAACGGGAGCATCCAGGACAACACCCTGGGCGTGGTGCCCTACGTGGAGCTGCAACCCGCCCCGGCCACCCTCGGCCCGCCCCGCTCCGAGCTGCATGCCGCCCGCAGCATCCAGGACCGCATCAACACCACGATCTACAACCGGCTGGTCGCCACCGACTTCGGGGCCTTCCGGCAGATCACCGCCACCGGGGTGAAGATCCCCCGCAACGCGGACGGCTCCTACGCCGAGCCGTTCAACGTCGGCAGCGACCGGCTGCTGGTGAGCGAGAACGAGGCAGCCCGCTTCGGGGTGATCGGCGAATCCACGCTGGGCGGCTACCTGGCCGCCGTGCAGGCCGACGTGCAGCACCTGGCCGCGATCACCCAGACCCCGCCCTACTACCTGCTCGGCCAGATCATCAACACCAGCGGGGACGCCCTGAAGGCCGCTGAGGCCGGGCTGGTGTCCAAGGTGCGCCGCCGGGCCGCCCACCTCGGCGAAGGCTGGGAGCAGGTGATGCGGCTGGCGCTGAGCTACCTCGGCGACACCGGCGCGGCCGACGTGCAGGCCGAAGTCGTGTGGCGTGACTTCGAGACCCGCTCCGAAGCGCAACTGGTCGACGCGCTGACCAAGATGGCCACCCTGGGCGTGCCGCGTGACGTGCTCTGGTCCCGGTGGGGTGCCAGCCCCATCGAGGTGGCCGACTGGAAGACCCGGCCCGAGGATGCGCTGCCGCTGCCCGCGCCCACCCCAACCCCGGCACCGGCCCAACCGGCCGCGTAGTGAGGAGACACCATGCCCGACACCGACCCGCAGCCTGACCCGACGCCGGACCCGCCACCCGACCCGAAGCCGGACCCGAAGCCGCCCGAGCGGGACCTGGCCGCCGAGCTGAAGGTGGCGCAGGCCGCGCTGGAGTCCGAGCGCAAGCAGCACGAGAAGGCGCAGCGCGCACTGGCGCAGGCCAAGCAGGCGCAGATGAGCGAAGCCGAAAAGGCCATCGCAGCCGCCCGTGACGAAGGCCGCGCCGAGGCCTCCCGGGCGGCCGGTCGACGGCTGGCTGCTGCCGAGTTCCGGGCACTGGCCTCGGGCCGGTTGGCCGACCCGGCCGCGCTGCTGGAGGACATCAACCTGGACCGGTTCGTGGGCGACGACGGTGAGCC